GGCGAATGAACGGCACCAAATTCCAGCTCAAGAGCGATCCGGCGGTGGACACCAAGGCCGGAGCGGTGCCGCTTGATCTCAAGGCGGTGGCGGAGGATGGCGAATTCGAGGGCTATCTCTCCACCTTCGGCAACGTGGATCGCGGCATGGATATGGTGATGCCCGGTGCGTTCCGCCGCACGCTCAAGGAGCGCAAGCTCTCCTCCATCAAGCTCCTCCGCGATCACGACACCCGCAAGGTGATCGGCAAGTGGCTCTCCATGGATGAGGATGATCGCGGCCTCAAGGTGCGCGGCAAGCTCTTTGCGGGCACCGTCCAGCTCGCCACCGAAACCCTCGCCCTCATGCGCGAGGGCGCGCTTGATGCCATGAGCATCGGCTATCGCACGATCAAGGCCCAATGGGATGAGGAGCAAGGGGTGCGAAAGCTCCTTGATCTTGATCTTTGGGAAGGCTCTATCGTCACCTTTCCGATGAATGAGATGGCCACCGTTGACGCGGTGAAGAACGATCTCACCATCACCGATGTTGAGCGCATACTCCGTGAGGGAGGTGCGCCTGGCGCGTTCGCAAAGCTTGTGGCAATCCACGGCTTTGAGGGCGCAACAAAGCGGCTCGGATCACGCCGGGAGGGCGGTGAGAGTGGCAAAACGATTGCGGAAATGATCCGCGAAGCATCCGCCAATATGAAGGGAATGGCAAAATGAAGCATTCGATTGACGCCCTCCGCGCCCACGGCATCACCGGCCCGGCACTGGAGCGCAAGGATGGCGGCGGGGATAATCCCGGCGCTGGCACCGCCGAAATCAAGGCGGCTCTCACGGAGCTCCAGACCACAGCCAAGGAGCATCGCGAGGCGGTTGATGCGGAGCTCAAGGCCCTCAAGGAAAAGGGCGCGTCCGATCCCGTTCTCACCGAACGGGTGGGCAAGCTGGATAGCGCGCTCACCGATATGGACAAGAAGCTGGATGCGCTCCGCCTCAAGGATCGCCGTCCGGAAACCACCGGCGCGGATGGCATCAAGCGCGAGATGACGGAGGCGGAGCTCAAGCACCGCGAGGCCGCCCTCAAGTTCATCCGCAAGGGCGATGCCACCGGCTATGAGGTGGATGAGCTCAAGGCTCTTTCGGCCGGGACCGATCCGGATGGCGGCTACATGATCACGCCGGAGATGGATCGCAATATCTCGCGCGTGGTGAGCGAGGTGAGCCCGATCCGGGCCATCGCCAACGTGATCACCACCTCCAGCTCCGCCGTGAAACGCCTCATCAACGTGGGCGGCACCGGCTCCGGGTGGGTGGGTGAAACGGAGGCGCGGCCGCAGACTGACACCGCGAGCCTCCGTGAGCGCACCTATCCGGTGATGGAGCTCTATGCCATGCCGGCCGCCACGCAAACCTTGCTGGATGATGCCGCGTTTGACGTGGAAGCCTGGCTCGCGGATGAGGTGCAAATCGAGTTCGCGGAGCAGGAAGGCGCGGCCTTCGTCATGGGCGATGGCGTGGCCAAGCCTCGCGGCTTCATCGGCGGCTATACGCCGGTGATCAATTCCGGTTTCACGGAGGCCGGTGGTGCGCCGGGCTATGTGAAAACCGGGGCGGCGGCCGATTTCCTTTCGGTTGCCGATGGCGATGAGGAAAACAACCTCATTGACCTGATCACCGCGCTCAAGACGGCCTATCGCTCCAACGCGCGGTTTGTCATGAACCGCTCCACGGTGGGCAAGGTGCGCAAGTTCCGCGATGCGGATGGCCGGGCGTTCTGGCAGCAATCGACGGTGGCGGGCCAGCCTTCCACCCTCCTTGGCTATCCGGTGGTGGAGGCGGAGGATATGCCCGATGTGGCCGCCAGCGCCTTCCCGGTGGCGTTCGGTGATTTCAATCGCGGCTATCAGATCGTGGATCGCTTCGGCACCCGCATCCTCCGCGATCCCTTCACCGCCAAGCCGTTCATCCTGTTTTACACCACCAAGCGCGTGGGCGGCGGAATCCGGATGGCGGAGGCGATCAAGCTTCTCAAGATGGAAGCCTAAGCGGAGCCGGGGGGGAGGGCTTGCCTCTCCCTCCCACCTTTAGGGGGCGCGCTCCAGCTCCCACAATTCGGCCACGGAAGGGCAACGATTATGATGTTTGATCTCATGAACCGGCTGGCAATGAAGCGGGCGATTTCGCCGGTTTCGATTGCCGACAATACGGCGGCGGTTTCGCAAATTCTGGATATGCGTGGGCAGATTGCCGCGTGCTTGGTGATCGCCACCGGCTCCATCGCGGATGCCGATGCCACCTTCACCGTGCTGCTGGAGGAGAGCGATGCCTCCGATATGACCGGCGCAACGGCGGTGGCGGATGCCGATCTCATCGGCACGGAGGCCCTCGCGGGCTTCCAGTTCGATGATGATAACGAGTGCCGCAAGCTCGGTTACAAGGGCTCCTCGCGCTACATCCGCGCGACGATCACGCCCGCGAACAACGCGAGCGCGGCCCTCCTCGCGGCGGTGTGGCTCACCACTCCGCAGGATCAGCCCGCACCCAATCCTCCGGCGTAACGTGATCGGGGCGGCTCGCTCCTCCCGCGTTGCCCGGCCTGGGTAAAGGGAAGGTGGGCTCGCCCTGATTGCCACGGCTCTAATTCGGGGAGCCGCTCCGTAGGGCATGGAAACCGAAAAGGGCGAGAATGGGCAGGGGCCGGGGGGATTGTTCCTCCCGGCCTTTTTCTTATGATGCCGTGATGTGTGATGATCTCTGTGCCGATTGCGGAAAGAACAAGCGGGCGAGCAATGGACCCGGAAAGCCCCGCAAGAGGATTTGTGGATCATGCCGAAAGCGCCGCTACTATCCCGGCGAGCGCAAGCGCCTCGCTTTGAAAGAGCGGCCCTATCTCGCTCATCGTGGAGACAAATGCGAGAAGTGCGGATTTGTGCCGGAGCACGAATGTCAGCTTGATGTGGATCACATTGATGGCGACAATGCCAACAACGATCCCGGCAACCTCCAGACGCTTTGCGCGAATTGCCACCGCCTCAAAACCTACCTTTCCAAAGACTGGCGGAAATAAACCTCCGGCCCTTTTCTTTGCCCGGTTTCCGGCTTTGGGATATGAACGCGCGAGCAAGGAGGCACGCGATGGGTGATGTGATGATTACGGGACCGGCGGAGGAGCCGGTGAGCGTGGCGGAGCTCCGCTCCTATCTCCGCGATCCGGCCGATGCCGATAGTGTGCTCACCCGCCTGATCAAGGCCGCGCGGGAGTATGTGGAGGAGGCCACCGGCTTGATCATGGTGAGCCAAACGCGCGAGCTCACGCTTGATGCGTGGCCTTGGCGCGGTGACGGCTTGGGATGGTGGGATGGCGTGCAAGATGGTGCGATCCTTGGCCGCGCTCCTCGCTATGTTGAGCTCCCTCGCGCGCCGCTGATTTCCATCACCTCCGTGAAAACCTATGACACCGGCGGCAACCCGGCCACGTGGGAAGCCGGAAACTATTTTGCAGACACCGGCGCGCGGCCGGGCCGCCTCGCCCTGAATGATGGGGCGGTGTGGCCGATCCCAACCCGCGCGGCGGCCGGGATCGTGATCCGCTACGTGGCCGGGCACGCCAATGCGGCGGCGGTGCCCAATGCCTTGTGCATGGCGATCCTCCAGATTGCCGCGCACTGGTATGAAAACCGGGAGCTTGTGAGCCTTGACGGCCCGCAAAAGGTGCCGATGCAAGCCGGGCGCATCCTATCCAAGTTCCGGATGGCTAAGCTATGAGCGCGCGCCGCAACCTCGGCCGGATGCGCCACCGGCTCACCATCATGGGCGTGGTGCGCGTGCCCGATGATGGCGGCGGCTATGAGCGCGCGGATGCGGTGATCGGCACCGTGTGGGGCCGGATCGCGACGGTGGGCGCGCTGGAGGCCAACACCTATTCGCAGCTCCAAGAGCGAGTGACCCACAAGGCGCTCATCCGCCACCGCGATGATGTGGATCAAGGCTCCACGATCTATTGGCTCAACGCCGGTGCGGCGGAGCCGGAGGTGGCCAGCACGGCCGCGCCCGATGGCCTCGCGCTCTATGTGGTGACGGCCGTTGATGCCGATCCCGATGGGCGGCCGGGCGAGTTCATGGAGCTCACCCTCCGGCAAGGCGGAAACCTATGAGAAATCCCATCACCGTGCGGGTGCGCCGCGAGGAGATTGATGGCGGCTTTGCGGCCGTGGAGCCCAAGGTGCGCGCCGGTGCGATTGATGGGCTCAACGCGGTGGGCCTGGCCATGCTCAACTCCGCCAAGCGCCGCATCCAGAAAGGCCCGGCGAGCGGCCGCGTCTATGAGAAATATGGACCGCGCCGCACTCACCAAGCATCGGCACCCGGCGAGAGCCCGGCCACCGACACCGGCGGCCTTGTCAATTCCGGTTTCCATGAGCTGGATGAGCCCGCCTTGGAGGTGAGCATCGGCTTTGCCAAGCTCTATGCGGCGATGCTGGAATATGGCACGCGGTTGATGGACAAGCGCCCTTTCCTCCTCCCCACGGTTGAGGAGTGGCGGAGCAAGATCGCGCGGGTGATCAAGGCCGCGATCCAAGCGAGGTTGAGCAAATGAGCGATCCGGGATTTGAGCTCCAAAAGGCGATGCGCGCCGCGATCCTCTCCGATGCCACGCTCAAGGCTTTGATGGGCGATCCGGTGGCGCTCTATGACCTTGTGCCGGAAAACGCGCCCATGCCCTACATCGCCCACGATGAGCCTGGCACGGCGGAGTGGGATGTGACACCCACGGAAACCGATGATGGCTTTGGCCATGAGCACACCCTCATGCTCCACGTCTGGAGCGCCTATGAGGGCAAGAAAGAGGTGGGCGCGATCCTCTACCGACTAGAGCAGATTTTCCGCGATTGGAGCGTTTCATTGACCGGCCACCGCCTTGTGAATATACGCTACCAATTCAGTGACAGGCTCCGCGATCCCGATGGCCAAGCCTTTCACGGTGTGATCCAGTTTCGGGCGGTGACGGAGGAAATTTGAGATGGCGGCGCAAAAGGGCAAGGCAATCCTCATCAAGGTGGACACCAACGGTGCGGGCACCTTTGGCACCATCGGCGGGATGCGGAGCAAGAGCATCTCGCTCAACAAGGAAACGGTGGACGTTACCGACAGCGATAGCACGGATCAGTGGCGCGAGCTCCTCTCCGGCGCGGGCGTGAAAACGTGCTCCATCTCCGGCTCCGGCGTTTTCAAGGACAGCACCAATGAGGCGCTGATCAAGACGAATTTCCTCACCGATGTGATCGCGGATTATCAATTCGTGATCCCGGATTTCGGCACCTTTGAAGGGCCTTTCGACATCACCTCGCTGGAGTATTCCGGCGAGTATAACGGCGAGGCTCAATTCTCCATGAGCTTTGAGAGCGCCGGGGTGCTCACCTTCACCGCCGCCTAATCGGGAGCACGTCAATGGCCGATCTCACCATCACCGCCGCCAATGTGATCGCCGGAGCCGGTGCCGCCGTCTCTCGCGGTGTGGCCGGTGCCACCGTCACCGCCGGGCAAGCCGTCTATCTCGACACCGCTGATGGCAAGTGGAAGCTCGCGGACAATAACAGCGCGACGGCCGCCGTTCGCACGCCGGGCGGGATTGCGCTCAACGGTGCCTCCGATGGCCAGCCTCTCGCGGTGCTCACGGAGGGGCCTATCACCATCGGCGCGGCTCTCACCGCCGGTGTGGCCTATTACCTCTCCGATACGCCGGGCGGCATTTGCCCGGTGGCCGATCTTGGCGCGGGCGAATATCCCACCGTGATCGGGATCGCCTCCAGCACCACCGTGCTCAAGGTGGCGATCAATGCATCCGGCGTGGCGCTCTAGCCGCTCGCACCATCAACCGCTATGACAGGGGCGCGGGGCAATTGGGCCTCGCGCCCTTTTCTTTTGTGGAGCTCTGACAATGGCAAATCGTGCACGCGGCGAAACCGTGATCAATGTGCCGGATGTGGGTGAGGTGACGCTTTGCCTCACGATGGCCGGAATGGCGGCGCTGGAGGATGCCTTCTCCGTGGAGAACCTCCAAGAGGCGGTGATGAAGGTGGGCGAAAATCCCTCCTCCAAGAACATGGCCACGGTGATCCATGCGCTCATGATGGGCGGTGATCAGGATGGCAAATATTCGATTGATGAAATCCGCCGGTGGAAGGTGACGCCCGGCGCGATCCGCGAGGCCATGGCCGCCATGAACGCCTCCAATGAGGATGGGGAGGGAAACGCATCCGCAGGAAACCGCGCGGAGCGGCGAGCGGCGGCGGCCAAGAAGGGCTAGACCCTCCCACACCCTGGCGGAGGTGGATGGAGCTCGCGCTCGGCCACCTCCGGATGGCTCCCGCCACCTTTTGGCGATATAGCGTCAAGGAGTGGCTCGCGGCCGTTGATGGATACATGGAGAGCATCGGTGCCGATGAGGCGGCGGAGCCCTTCACCAAAGACGATCTCGCGGCCTTGATGGAGGAGCATCCGGACCAATGATCGGCACCCTACTTGAAAAGCTCTTTGTGTCGGTGGGTGTGGACCTCTCCGGCTTTGGATCGGAGCTGCAAAGCGCCACCGGCGAGGTGGACAAGGCCGCCGATGACATGAAGCGTTCCTTTGCGGACGTGGGCAAGAGTTGGCAGCAAACCGGCACCAATATGATGAAGGCCGGAGCGGTGATGACGGGTGCCGTCACCGCTCCCCTTGTTCTTTTCGGCAAGCACGCGGCCCAAGCGGCCATTGACGCGGAGGAGATGCAATCCGCGTTCAACGTGGTGTTTGGCGATATGGCCGCCGATGTGAATAAGTGGGCGGAAACCACCGGCAACGCCATGGGCCGCTCCACCCAAGAGATGCAGCGCGGCGCGCTCGCCTTTCAAGAGCTCTTTGGCAAGGCCCTTGATCCGCGCCAAGCGGCGGAGATGAGCAAGCAATTTGCCGTGCTCACGCAAGACCTCGCGAGCTTCAAAAACCTCTCCAATGAGGTGGCTCAACAAAAGCTCTTTTCCGGCCTCACCGGCGAGGCGGAGCCGCTCCGCGCCGTGGGCGTGTTTCTCAATGATGCGGCCATTGAGGCCAAGCTCCTTGAGATGGGCATCGCCAAGGTAAATGGGAAATTCACGGATCAGCAAAAGATTTTGGGCCGCGCCGCGCTGATCCGCGAGCAGCTCAAGCAAGCGGATGGCGACGTGATGCGGACGGCCGACAGCACGGCCAACCGCATCCGTGCGAGCCAATCCGCCTATGAGGAGCTCTCCATCACGGTGGGCACGATGCTCATCCCGGCGCTCACGCCATTGATCGGAATGGTGAGCGATCTCCTCACCGGCTTCAATCAACTTGATCCGGGGGTGCAAACCTTCATCGTGGGCTCCATGGCGGCGGCCGCCGCGCTTGGGCCGATCATCACCGTGATTGGCGGGCTGGTGACGGCCGCCGGGGCGCTCATCCCGCTTTTGGGCACCGCCGGAGCCGGAGGGGCCTTTGCGGCCCTTGGTGCGGCCGTGCTCCCCGTCACCGCCGTGGTGGCCGGGCTGGTGGCCGCCTGGATGCTCTTTGGCGACAAGATCGGCCCGGTGCTCTCCGATCTCTGGAGCAAGGTGCAAGAGGTGCTTGGGCCTAAAATCATGGCGTTGGTGGAGACGGTAAAGGGCGGCCTCACTTCATTGTGGCAAGGGCCTTTCGGTGGCGCGATCCGGATGGTGATCGCGATCCTGGGAGAGTTCGGCGCGGCTTACACCTCCGTGATGGGCGAGGCGCTCATCCGCATCATCTCGGCGGCCGTGGATTTGATCTCCGGTGCCTTCACCACGATTGTGAACGCGATCAAGCTGGTGGTGGCGGTGCTCACCGGCGATTGGGCTGGAGCATGGGAGGCCACCAAGGCGCTGGTTTCCGGCGTTGTCACCACGCTCCTCAACGTGATCAATAGCCTCGCGCCGGGCGCAACCGCCGCGATGAAGGCGCTCTATGATGGCGTGAAAACGTGGGTTTGGGATCGGCTCAACGCGATTTGGGATGGCGTCAAAGCCAAGATCGAAACCGTGAAAGGCTGGTTTTTCGGCCTCTATGATGCGGTGGTGGGGCACTCCTATATCCCGGATATGGTGGACGAAATCGGGCAGAATATGGCCCGGCTTCAATCGCTCATGGTGGACCCGGCGAGGGCCGCCACCACCTCCACGCGCGAGGCTTTCCGCAATCTCGCGGGCGATGTTTCCGGCGTGCTGGATCGTCTCTTTCCGCTCCAAGCGCAGCTCCGGAGCGTGCTCGCGGATATGGCCACGCTGGAGGCCGCGCGCGCGGCTGGCCAGATTGACGCGGCCACCTATGAAGCGGCGCGCGGCAAGCTCAATTCGGAGCGGTCGGATGTGCAAAATCAGATCACTCCTCCCGCGTTTCTCCAGTGGATGGAGGAAATCAAGCCGCTCACCGTGGAGCTTGGCGATCTCTCCGCGATCCTTGGAGAGCTCCCTCACATCGCGAGCGAGGCGGAGCTCGCGCTCCAAGACTTTGGCGAACGCCTGGGGGATGGCATCATGGGCGCGCTCCGCGATGTGCTCACCGGCCGTGGAAGCCTCAAGGATGTGGCGCGCGATATGCTCTCCCGCTTCTTTGAGCGCACGATCACCGATGCCCTCAAATCGCTGGAAACCTCCATCTTTGGCGAGGGCGGCCTTGGCGGTTTCCTTGGCGGGCTTTTCTCCTCCGTGATCTCCGGCCGCGCGGTGGGTGGGCCGGTGGTGCCTGGCCGGGCTTATACCGTGGGCGCGGGTGAGAAATTCGTGCCCTCGCAAACCGGCCGCGTGCTCTCGCGGAGCGATGCCATGGCCGCGCTTGGCGGCTCCTCCGGAGGCATCGGCCGGATCGCGGTGACGGTAAACGGCGCGCGCGGAAATCAGGAAATCATGGAGATGGTGCGCCAAGGCGTGCAAGAGGGGATCGGCCAATATGATCGCGTTGTGGGCGATCGGGTGGATAACAGCTTCAAGAGGCGCGCATGATCATTGAATGGCCCACCGGGCTCTCACCTCGCATCATCAATCTCCGGCTGATCAACAAGACGCGATCCGCCGGGGAGAGCATCACCGGCTTTGAGCAAGTGGCCGGATCGCTCGCCACGCGGTGGGCCTTCTCGCTGGAGTTCAACAATCTCAAGCGGCACCTCATCCCGGCCTATCGCGCGATGGTGGCCTCGCTGGAGGGCCGCGCCAATGCCCTCCGCGTGCCGGTGTTTGATCCGCAATTCTGGCCATCGGATGCGGTGATCGGGATCGCATCGGTGCCGCATAGCGACGGCACGCCACTCTCCGATGGGAGCGAGTATCTCACCACCGATGTGGATGGGATCACCGCCACCGGCCTCAAGGGAGCCAAGGTGCTCACCGTGGATTTCGGAGCCTATGGCCCAATCTTTGATGGCGGCCTCTATTTCGGAGTGGAGGAGGAAACCTATCTCTCCACCTCCGTGCAATGGGCCGGGAGCGTGGCCACGATCCGCTTTCAACCGGGCCTCCGGCAAGATCACACCGCCGCGCAATTCCGGCTCCGGCCGCGCCTCCTCATGCGCCTGGTGGATGATCAGGGGGGCGAGCTCGCCCTTGAGCGCGGCATCATCGGAGCGCCCTCTCTGGAGCTGGTGGAAATCCTCCCGGATGAGCTCTCCTTGCTGGAGGGCGGCGCGTGAGCCTCTTTCCCGAAACGATCAAGGCGGCGCTTGGCGGCCGCACGGTGCGCGCGAGCTTCTTGGTGCTCTTGGACTTCACCACGCAACCCATGCGCATTTGGACCGGCTCCGGCAAGATCACGGCCGGGGGGCATGATTGGTATGGCCTTGGCCAGCTCGGCAGCATCTCCGGCCTTGAGCAAGCGGTGAATGGCGAGGCACCGGAAACCACCTTCATCCTCTCCGGCATCAACTCCGAAATTGTGAGCCTTGCGCGCGATGAGTGGGCGGATGAGGGCCGGGATCGGCTAGTGAAAGTGCTCCTCCAGTTCCACAATTTTGAGGATGATCGCCCGCTTGAGCTCTTTGATGAGCCCTATGCGATTTGGGCCGGGCGGATGCAAACGCCTCGCTTTGAGCTCCAAGGCCCCACCACCCGCAAGATCACCGTGAGCGCGGAGAGCCTCTTTGCCCTCCGCTCTCGCCCGGCCTTCTCGCAATACACCGATGCCGATCAAAAGAGCCGCTTTGCCGGTGATCGCGGATTTGAGTTTGTGCCGGGCCTGGTTAACAAGATCGTCACGTGGCCGGATTTCTGACACCGGAAGGCGAGGCGATCCTCGCGCGCACAATCCGCGAGTGGGCGGGCTCCGGTTGCGATCCTTATCCGTGCGGGCTGGAGGTGTGGCGCTATGCCAACGCGATCTCCGGCCGCGATCCGGAACCTCTCCCGGATCACACCTCGCGCAAGGCCATGGTGGAGCTCCTCCAGCACGAGGGCGGCCTTGAGCAATATGCCCGGCGGCTTATGCTCTCCATCGGTTGGAAAGAGGTGCCCGATCCGGCGCGCGGAGATGTGGCCGTGGTGGATTTGCCGGGCATGGGCCTCACGTGCGCGATCTCGCTTGGCTCCAAGTGGATGGCGAAAGGGCCTCACCGTGTGCTAACCGTGGCTGCGCCGCACGTTGCGGCCTGGAGCTTTCACGGATGCCTCAAGCCATCGCCGCCGCAATTGTCACCGCCATTGGATTGACCGGCACGGCCGCCGCCATTGCCACGGCGGTGATCGCTCTCGCGGTGACGGTGGGCCTCAACTATATTGCGATGCAAATCTTTGGCGGTGTAGGCGTGGGCAAGCCCTCCGATGGCCAACGGGTGATCCGCGTCAACGTGGGCTCGCGCATCCGCCATTATGGCAAGGTGCGGGTGGGTGGCCAGCTCACGTTCTATGAAAGCTCCAATGGAACGCTCTATGCACTAGCGACAACCGGCCATGGCCGGATAAGCGCGGTGATTGAGTATGTGCTTTATGGCAAGGTGGTGCCGGTGGACGGCTCCGGCCGCGTAACCTCCAAGACTTACAACAAAAACATATTCGGGACGCAATATCCCTTGAGCCTCCACGTAAAGATGGGAGCTGATGATCAAACGGCGCATAGCCAGCTCACCAGCGTTTTCCCGCAATGGACAACAGACCACCGGCAACGCGGATGCTCATCGGTTCTTGTGATCGCGCGAGGCGTGCCATCGGAGATTTTCTCCGACATTTACGAGGGAAGCCGCGAGCCGGAGCCTCTCCTCACAATTGAGAGCACGCTTGTTTATGATCCGCGCAAGGATAGCACGGCCGTGATCGGCACCGATGTGGACGGTGATCCAATCATGGGCTCCGGCTCCCACCGGATCGGCTCGCCATCAACTTGGGAATATTCTGACAATTGGGCTCTGTGCTTTGGTGATTACCTCGCTCATCGCGATGGCTACGGAATGGGCTATGATGCGATCAATTGGGTAAACATCGCGCAAGAGGCTGATGTGTGCGATGAGACGCTCACCACTGTTGACGCTCGCACAGTGAAACGCTGGAGGGTGGCGGGCTCCTACAAGATGGCGGAGGATGAGCGCCGGGCGGTGGTCAAGGAGTTCCTCAAAGCCGGTGATGGCTTCATGTTTCAGGATGCCGATGGCCTCGCCAATATCCGGTGCGGCCGGTGGATCGCTCCCACCGTGCACATCCCGGAAAAGCACATCATTGGATGCACCGCGAGCCTTGGCACCGATGCTCAAGATCGCGCCAATGAGGTGCGCGTGATCTACATGGAGCCGCGCTTTGACTACACCGAAACGGAGGCCGCTCCATTGGTGGATGTGCCCGCCAGGCTGGCCTTGGGCCGGGGCGAGGTTTCGCGCTTCGATTGTTATTTCTGCCCGGATCACAATCAAGCGCAGCGGATCGGCAAGCGCATCCTCAAGCGCCTGGGCGAGCGGTGGGCGCTCACGATCACCACCAACCTCTATGGCCTCAACGCCATTGGCGAGCGTTTCATCACGGTGACGATTTCGGAGCTCGGCATCACGGCCCTCTCCTTTGAGGTGACTTCGATCAAGATTGATCCGGCGCGGCTGAATGTCTCCATCGGCTTGCTGGAGGCCAAGGAGGAGGATTTTAGCTTTGACGCGGCGGAGGAGGAGGGCGATCCGCCCGGCGATGTGCCATCAACATCCGTGGCCATCGTGATTGAGGAGGTTGCCAATCTAACGCTTTCGCCGGTGGATGTGGCACTTGGTGGCGCGAGTGGCATTGGCATCCGTGCAACATGGGATGCTCCAATTCGCACCGGATTGACAGCTCAAGTGCAATATCGCGCCTCTGGCGATAGCGAATGGCAAGAGATGATCGTTTCCCAAGATGATCGGATCGCCACAACCGGCATCATCTCAACCGGGAGCACCTATGAGGTGCGAGCGCGCCACATCACCGTGAGCGGGAGGCCAAGCGCCTGGAGCGCAACGGAGACAATCGCCTTAACGGCTGGTGTTTATCTTGCCGACACCACGGCGCTTAGGGCAGACAATGCCACAATAACGGCGGATGCCGGATAGGAGTTCATGATGGCACAACAAATTATTGGCATCGGCTCAAGTGCGAATGACGGGACGGGCGATCCGCTCCGGACGGCCTTTGACAAGATCAATGACAATTTCACGGAGCTTTATGC